AGAGCAACAAATTGATGATTTAGCTCAAAACACATCAAGCAGCATTACTCTTCCGGACGGTACTCGAATCCAATCTGGCAGCGGCAAACCATCTTCCTCAAGCCAAGGCGGGGGAGGTTTATCATCAAAAGAAGAGGATACGTTAAACGCTGCCAATCTCGCATTAAATCAAGCCAGCAATTTAATGGACAAATTTGGCACAGCAGGGGCAGACAACCTTACGGTAATGAGAAGGGCTGAAAATGCTATTAGGAATATAGCACTGCCGTCAGTTGGAATTAACAATTTTGAAGACCCAAAGATGCAGGATTGGCGTTCACAGGCTGACGCTCTGTCCGCAGTTGCTATGTCAGCAACTCACAAAATGTTCGGCGGCGGAATGATGTCACAAGCAGATGTCGCCCTGTACGAAAGAGCAGTGCCAACCACTAATACATATTCACCAGTAAAGTATGTGTCACAGTTCAAGGCTTGGCAGGAGAGGTTGCAGGGTCTTGTTAACTACCAAGAGGCAAGGCAAACTGATGCAAACTTGCCGGAGTTCATGTCTGACCTGACCCCCGAAGAAGCATTCAGCAACGCGGGCAAGCGCGCCGAGGGTTCTAAAAAGGTAATCATCTCATACGATGACGTTGAGTTCATGGCTAAAAATATGCCTCAATATAAGTACATAGACGGAAACAAAAGAAACCCTGTCACATTTGATTATGTATTGCAGCTAGTTCAAGATGGGAACATCTCAAAAGGAGACGCGGAGATTTGGATTGAAAGTGCTGATATACCTTATCCCAAACAAGGAAATTAAAGATGTCCGACAAAAAGAGAGAAGAAATTAAAAGGGCGATAGATAATTACTTGCCACGCACTCCAGCCCCAGCACCTGAAGGTGACGTTCCTTCAGTTAGGAACCCTGGCACTGGGAATGTTGGGAAAGTTACAGGCCGCGAGATACCAGATGCGCCAACAAGGCTTGTCGGGCCTCCTAGATTGGAGACACCATCTTCTCGTCAGGGTCGGCTTGATCGGTATGAAGAGGCGGAAGAAATTTACGGAGAGGATGAGCGGAAGGTTCTTGAGGGTATCCCGCGTGTGCCTGTACTTGTTGATCAATTACTTCAATTTGCGCCGACTCAAGAGGATCAACTAAACGCACTGCAACACGCATACGGGCAGGAAAATGTAGAGTATCGCCCGCATTTTGGAATCTACGTTGTGAGAGAGCGTGATCCGGAGACGGGGAAGTGGAACGTATTTAAAACAGATGAGCCGGAGATTACTGGTAGAGATGTTTTGGATGTTGGGCAGGGGGTAATTGCTGCTTCGCCAGAAATTGCTACAGGAGTCGCTACGGCCTCATCATTAACATCAAAATTTCCGCAGCTTCCACAATCTAAAGCCGGTCTGTTGGCTGTAAGTGCCGCGTCTGCGGGCGTAGGGGAGGCCACTGGAGCATTGAAGGATTATTTGTTCCGAAAATACGGAATTAAAACCGACCCCAAAACAGGTGAAATCCTGAAAAGAAGGGCAGGGTACGCCGCGCTTGGAACCGGCCTTGGGTATGGTGCAGGAAGAATGATGGGGGGTGGCAAAGGAGTTACCTTGTCGGGCATTTCTGAAGATGCAACATCTTCTGCTGATGATTTAATAGCAAAAGAGGGAGCAGAAGCTGCGGAACGTCTTGGGGTTAAGCAGACTGCTGGTCAATCAACTTTAAGACCATCTACAGTTAAGCTGGAATCACACGCTCAAACTGCTGCAAGCAGAGTCCCGCAAGCAGATGACCCGATGTTAAAATTTGATGCTTCTCTAAAAGAGGGGAGTGATGCTGCGCGATCTGCTGTTGCTGGCGGAGGGGATATAAACTATGCGGATTTAAGGAAAAGGTTGTCGCAGGAAATGCAGACGGCCAATCAAGCTATTAGGTCACAAGTATCGCAGCAGGGGGACGAGGCTTTAAGTGATGTGACTAGGGACATAAGCAAGACTGGAGTGAAGTCACTGCCAGACGGAACTAGTGTCGAGGAGGTGGCTACAGACATCCAATCTTTAGCTAGAAACCGTGTGCAGGAAATGTCTTCAGATGTTTCATCGCAGTATCAAGCAGTCGAGAAAGAATTAGCCGATAAAGGTGTAGGGCAATTTGTTGATTTTAAAAACTTACGCAAAGCGATAATGGAGTGGCGCGAAAGTCGCGCGCCCAAGGCTAGGGTTAAAACTGAATCAGAAACACCAGATAGTAAAATTTTAGACGCTAAAGGCAATCCAGCCACAGCAAAGCAAAAGGTGGAGGAGGAGAGCAGGGTTGCTGTTGGTGAGTTTGGGGATGCAGACTCTAGGGCAAATCAATGGTTAGCTACCGCAGACGAACCTCAAACACTTCAAGAGGCGCAAACCTTCATATCCAAGTTTGGCGAGATTTCTAGAGCAAAGTCAACTGAAGTAGGAGATGCCGGTGGGTTTGGCCAAAAGGCACTAAACGACTTCTATCAAGCGGCCAAATCAGACCTATCAGACTCATTTAATTCACTTAAAATTGACGCAAAACTATCCACAATGTGGGATGAGGCTAACCTCTCACATTACAACAAGATAGAGAAACTAAACAAAAGCGATTTAGTGCAATCCCTAATAAGGGAGGGCAGAGAAGGTGGGCTGAACAACTCCAGAGAACTGTTCTCTCGGTTGCTGACTGGAAAAGGCAAAACCCAAGACCTAAAACTTTTGAAGGAAATACTTGGCCCAGACGGATCAAGAAAATTGCAATCTGGACTCTACGACGATGTGCTAGGCAAAAACACTGTTAACTTAAAAGACGGAAGCCAGGTAATGGACATGAGTCAATTGCAGAAATATATAAGCAATTTAGATGACTCCTTTTTAAGTGAACTTGTTGAGTCTCCTGAAGCTGCCAGAAATTTAAAAGGTATGCTAGAGGCGTGGGAAAACACTTACGGTATCCACGGTAAAATAGGCAAAAACGCTGGTCTGGATGTTAAGGATTTCACCGAAATGATGGACTTAATTGATTCGGGCCAATTAAAGAACGCGAAGGAGTTAATGCGAAAAGCAGTAGTAGATGACTACAATCGTAGGTTGGCCTATTTTAATCGTGTTTCAAAAGACACGATGAAAGGGAGTCTTGATATAATCGAATCAAACCCAGAGCAGTTTGTTGATGATTTATTGCTGTCTGGAGATAAGCAATTCGTCACCGGAACTCTAGACCTCTTTAAAAAGCTACCAATCGAATTGCAGGGAGATGTAAGAAGGCACGTTGCCGACAGGCTTATTGCAAGGGCAATTGACATACAGAAAACACCCGTGAGCAGATTGGTAAGCAAGAAGGGCGGGGAAATTGATCCTAGAAAATTAATAAAGGAACTTTATGGGACTGACTACCGACTTGGTACGGTTCGGCAAATACTTTCTGACCAGCAAGTTAAAACGCTAGATGATTTAGCAAAAGTGATGATCGCTAGGTCAAGATACAAAGAGATTGCTGGTGCAGCGGGTAAGATGGCAACGGAAACTGCCATCGGAACAGGGAGCGTTAAGAATATGCTTGGTCAGGTCACTTTTTCAAAGGCTGTATTTAGACCACTAGTTCAAGACTTCCTCTCCAAAGGAGCGTCAAAGTCTAGCGTATTGCACAAAATATATATGGCAATGGACGATATGAAACCGCGATCTGTAATGACTCCATCCCGCGCCTCAATGATTCAGGCGTTAGCAGTTCCTGCGCGAGATGAGGGTATCCGGCCAGTTTACGATCACATGATATCTGCCCGCGACAAACTCAATGAGGAGTATGGCGAAGAGGGCGGAAAGTTTTTTGATGACCTGTTTGGCTCGCCTACAGGAAATAGCGAAATCAGAAAAGCAATTGAGGATGCGCTAGGCAATTAATTGCTAATCCTTACCAAGAATGAACCGGCACATCTCTACAAACGTCCTTTCGGATTTAGATGTTTTCTTGGCCTCGATCTGCCGCATTGTGTCGAGGATGGCGCGATTTACAAATGATGATCGGGGAATGCCGCAGCGTTTTGATAAGTCAGTTAACTTTCGTAACTCTGCGGTAGATAGCCGGAATGTACTGTATTCCAGCTTCTTTTCGGATTTGGTTTTCATATAGTGCGTTAATGGGTTATTGGCAAGGTGACAAATGGTGTCACAGTGTCAATAAAGAGTTTGCAAAAATCGGGTGGGATTATGGGCAAATTTGAGACTTTTGTGGCTTTTGGTGACGCACATGGAGATATGGCGTGTCGAGAGTCGATCAACGCCCTCGAAAAGCACATCGAGGAGTTCAAACCGCAGCACCGCATCTGCCTCGGCGATTTCTTCGATTTCCGCGCTTTGAGAAAGGGCATCGGGAATGATGAGAGCGATGCCTACGATAATTTAGTGAGCGATACCACCGCAGGTTATATGTGGCTGGATCGTTTGCGACCCACAGTATTTTTAAACGGAAACCATGAGCATAGGTTATACCGAGTGGCCGAGGAAGCGGCCAACGGGCTGGTACGCGAGTACGCGATTGAAGGCGTTAAAAAGCTGGAAGGCCATCTCCGCAAAATGGGATGCAAGGTGTATCCATACCACTATGAACAGGGAGTTCATACGATCCGCAAAGTGGCGTTCATCCACGGATACGTTGCATCGCAAGCGGCTGTAAAACATTCAGCCGAAGTTTACTCACCCCCTGGCGGGGCAACCGTGATGGGACATCTGCACAGGATCGAAGCAGTCCACGCGGTCAGGCATGGTGGAGCGCAGGGGTACTCCGGCGGGTGTCTCGCTGACATCCCTCGCCTCCATTATGCCGCAACCCGCCACGGCACAATGCGCTGGGCCAACGGGTGGCTTTACGGTGTAATAGGCAAAAAGGGGTATAAGATATGGCAAGCCGAAAGAGTCGAAAACAACTGGATGCATCCCTAGAGGCCAAAGCGAGCGGCAAGAGCGATATCGCCGAATGGGCCAAGGCGTTGCTAGAAGCCAGAAACTCTGGCGATGAACCCGTGCCGGAGGGATACCTTACGTTGAGGCAGATATCCAATCAGCTAGAATTGGCTCGCTCCACCGCGCACACCCTAGTTGAGGAAATGGTCGAGGATGGTCGAGTTGAGGTTAAGGAGTTTTATCGCGGGCGCGGCAAGGACGGGCGCAGGTACAAGGCCAAGCATTACAGGATCATCAAATGAATGTACGGGTTAAAAAGGGGGAACTATATGTCATCCATTGGCTCGATGCCGCTGGCTACATGATGGAGGATTTGGTTAAGGCTAAACCATGTCTCTGCAAGACCGTTGGTTGGGTCAAAAAAATAGAGAAAGATCACATCGTTTTAGCGTCATCTTTTTATCCCGATGACAAGGATGAGCATGGTGATTTTTGCGTTCTACCAAAGGGCATGGTGACCAAGGTGACTCTAATTGACTTCAGAGAATAACCTCACTGTTAATAACTTAAATTAACTTGCCGCTTGACTGCTCACATAGTGAGCGTTACTGTCCGCTCATGTTAGAGCAGCTATCCGCATTATCAACACGCCGCGATGACGAGGGTAATCATCAGATAGTAGAGTTCATCACCAAAGAAGACATCTGCCGGATGGTGGATGTAAACCCGCGCACCGTTCAGCGTTGGGTGGCATCGGGTGAACTTCCCTGCATTAAGTTAAATCATAATGCAAACTCCCCGATTCGATTCAGGATTGAGGATGTAGACAGATTTCTTTTGTCGCGAATGCGACAGGCCAAGGAGGCGCAAGATGGAACAGGGAAACCATCTGCCGATCCAACTACTGCGCCTACCAGTAAGTAAGGTAGGCCAGTGTTGGGTCTGCGGGAGAACCGAACAGGTTCTCACGATTGCAGACAACAGTGTTAAACAGTGTATGTGTGAACATTGCGGAGCTTTAGCTTTGGCTAATGAAAAGTGGCTTTGTGTCCACTTGCCAGAGGCGGGCATCCGCCACCCAAAAAATTACGAACATTTCAGATGAAAAAAGAAGCTACAAACACAACGGGCTTGATGGACGCGCTGGTCGCGGCCCAAGCGGAACTAGAGACGGTTAAGGGAACCAAAGAGAACCCTTTCCATAATTCAACCTATGCGGGGCTGGATGATATCGTGCAAACGGTGTTGCCGGTGTTAAGCAAACACGGCATCGCGGTTACACAAACGACATCATTCCTTCGACGCCACATCGAGGAGGGGCGGGAGTATTCGCCGATCATTCTGATGGTGACCACCTTGCACAAAGGTGATGAGAAGATTGCATCGGAGCTGCCATTGCTCGGCGTAGGCAACAATATGCAAACGCTTGGAAGTGCGGTGACCTACGCGCGCCGGTACGGGTTACAGGCCATCATTTGCTCAAGCTCGACTGACAAGGATGACGATGGCAATGCGACCTTGTCGCCGGAGGAACAGCGCAAGGGTCAGCAACGCGCCCCCAAACGCCAACCGGCCAAGCAACAGCAACAGCCACCAGTGGCTGAAGGCGGCTTATTATGAGTGAGCGCAGAGGTCTGCCGAGTGCATCCTATATGGAGCAGATCGCGCTATGCCCTGACTCGTTTCAGGCGCAGATGCAATATCCGGACACCACAAGTTTTGCGGCGGAACGGGGCAACCGTATCCACGCTTACCTAGAGGGCCAGGATATTGAGCTTAATATGGAAGAGATGGAATGCGCGCAGGAACTTGAGCATAAGCGTGATGAACTGGTGAAGCGCATTTTCCCAGACGCGAAGAAACTTAAAGTGGTGAAGGAGGTGCGGTTATGGCTGGAGAAATAAACTATTCGGGGATGCCGGATTATCTTGTGACAAAAGGTAATACTGCGCTGGTGGTGGACTACAAAACCGGCACGGGCAAGGTGACGGGTTCGCGTGAGAATCTTCAACTGCTGGCACTGGCCGTTTTGGTCAAAGCCAACCATCCGAAGATCACGAAAGTGTACGCGGCCATCATCCAGCCCATGCATCCGGTGGAGTGGGCCGAATACGATAGCAAGGCATTGAAGGATGGGCGGCAGTTCATCGAGGGCATCCTGCGCGTGGCGATGAGCAACTACGCTCACCGCGAGGCGGGCGAGAAGCAATGCCGCTTTTGCAAAGCAAAGGCTGACTGTCCTGAAGCCATCGCTGCCACTCTAACGGTTAGCAAGGGCGCGCAAGCCTTGAGCGATCCGGAGCGATTCGCGCAACTGCTCGACTACGTTGGGGTCGCTAAAAAGATGATTCCGGAAATCGAAGAGCGCGCGCGCGTCATGCTGGAGGAGAATCCCGATGCCATTGACGGCTACATCTTAAAGGACGGTGTTCAACGCCGTGAGATCGCATCCATCGAAGCCGCATTCCAAGCGTTAAAGCAGGATGGGCTAATCGATCAATCAGAATTTATCGGAGCCTGTAAGGCATCCATCACCGGCATTGAAAAGGCGGTGAAGGAGTCGAGTGGGCTGACAGGTAAAGAAGCAAAAGAGGCGGTGAGTCGCTCATTGGGCGACCTCGTTTCGACAACAAAAGGTAAACCACGTTTAACTAAAAAATAGTATGGAACAAAGAAAACAACTCCCACCAGGTAAGGGGTCAATCTACCTGAATGCAAATCCCAAGAACCCGAACTCACCGCGTTACTCCGGCAAGATTCGGATGCTGGATGGAACTCTAACCAAGGTTTCGGTCTGGCTGAACGGCGAGATGGGCAAGGAAGGATTCAACTTCGGTATCGCGCTGGAAGAGGTTGACGAGGGCGCAGAGGCGCAGCGTCAGGAGCAACGCCAGCAGCAAGCCGGTTGGAACAAGGTTCAGGCTACCTTGCAAGAGGGTCAGCCTCCGCAACAGGCCGCGCCTCAACAGCAGACCATCACCGAGGAGGATGATGTTCCGTTTTAGTTAATCTAACTGGCGGGTCGATTCTTCAGGGACACCCTCCTTTGCGGCTAACGCCGTTTCCCGTCCCACGGCCCGCCAGTTTCAATTACTTACAATGAATGAAAAACGAACGCACATCGACCTCTTCTCCGGCATCGGAGGATTCACCCTTGCTGCCGAGTCTTGCGGATTTCGTACAGTCCAGTTCGTTGAAAAAAACGAGTACTGCCAGAAAGTACTCAAAAAGCATTGGCCCGAAATCCCCTGCCATGAAGACATCAAAACATTTTCATGGAAACAATCTGAATCACCTTACCTCATTACGGCTGGCGTACCATGCCAACCTAGCAGTGTCGGAGGTAAGCAGCATGGAAGTAGAGACGTTCACGGGAGGTGGCTATGGCCTGACGCAATCAGAATCATTAGCGAAGCACGACCCAGATACGCGCTCATGGAAAACCCGACAGGCTTGCTTTCCGTGGATGGAGGACGGGCGTGGGCAGGAATCCTATCTGACTTTCAGTCAATCGGGTATGATGGTTGGTGGGAAACTCTGGGGTCTTACGCCGTTGGCGCGCCCCACAAAAGATTTCGGGTCTGGCTCTTGGTTGCCGACTCCGAGCGGAGTGAATGGGGGAACGAATCACACTGCGGGGAGGCTGGACGAGTGGGGAGGGAACTCGAACCCTTTCCGTGGGACGAGTCTCCAGAGAGTGCGCTGCGCCGCTTTCGAGGAATGGATGATGGGTCTGGGTATACGTCACACCGAGTTGACACCATCCGAAATGCGATCACCCCGCAAGTCGCACAAATGTTCTTAAAACTCTTATGAAAAAAATACTGCTACTACTAATGTTCACCTTACCGGCCAAGGCCGTGGTGATTAACCCCCAGTTGATCGATGGGTTCGCCTACATCGAATCTAACTTCAATGATAAGGCGATAGGGAAGGCTGGAGAGAAGGGCGCATGGCAATTCGGCAAGGCGGCGTGGGCCGACTGCAATGCCGAGCGCATCAAGATGGGCAAGCCGGTCTACCATTGGAGCAAGGCCCATGACCGGCGCATCGCATCTGATTACGCCCACCTCTACCTCTGCTTGATCCACGGCAGACTATGGAAGGCTTTAGATCGCGAACCGTCAGTTGGCGAACTCTACGCTGCCTACAACTGCGGAGTGAATGGATTCGCAAATGGCCATGACGGCAAAATCTCCAAATGCCCCGTCACAACTCAAAATGCAATTTCTAAACTAATCAAATACCTAAAATGAAATCCAAACTAAAACTATCGCCATCAAAAGCAAAAGAGGTCGATCACATTATCGATGTGGTTGAAAAGCATACCGGCATATCCCGAAAGGACATCTTGGGTCGGAACCGCATGGAACCTATCGTGGATGCTCGGCACATCGTCTGGTATCTGTGCGCTGAACACCTTGGCATTCACCTGGCTATGCTTGGCCGACACTTCGACTGTCATCACGCTGCCATCATCCATTCGCTAAAGCGGGTCGCTTGCCGGATTGTGGTTCACCGTGACCGTTACTTCACCGGCTTGATCAATGAGATCGCCAAGGAATTGGATTGCGAATCTGTCATCCCTCAAATGCCTCATGTCGAGCGTGTCAAAGCATAAGGTATATATCGAATGCCCAAGCAGAGTACCAAGCCTGAATCGGCTATTCGGCATGAATCCGTGGGCGCGGAAGAAGCTCAAGGAGGAGTTGTTCAACGAAGTGTGGTTCGCATTACAAGCCGCCGGATTCGACTGCTTGACCCAGATAACCTTACGCCGAAATACCACATCGACGCGCTCCGCTACGCGGGCATCATCGAGGACGATACAACGGCGCACATCGAAGTCATCTGCCGCCAAGAGAAAGTCAAAACGCGCAAAGAAGAAAAAACGATCATCGAGGTGAATCCATGAAAGGTGCAGAGTACTACGATTTTTGTGAAGACGAATTGAATGATCCACCCTTGTGCTTTCATGGCCTTGAGCCTGTAGCGATGGAGTGGGATGAGGAACGGGGGGAATGGGAATGTCCAAGGTGCAAGCAGGATCAATAGAGTTTTGGGAGGATTATGCCCGCAGGACTTTAATTAACAAGGACGCCAGCCGGAGCGAAGTAGACTGCGCTTTGATTGGCATTACAGGGAGTAAAGACGAATGGCTGAAGAACGAATTGAAAAAGAAGCGAGTGAAAGCGTGGACGGGCAAGTTGAGCCTATTAGTGAGTATGATCGGGGCTGGACTTTAGGCTACCGGATTGGGCGCGGACAGATGGAGAATTATTACAAGGGCCAGTTGGAGACGCTGGATAAGCAAATGCGCTACTACAAGGATTTGTCAGAACGATGAACCGGCTATCTCTCGTCATTGATATTTTACTGGCACTGGCGTTCTTCGCCTTTTGCCTTCGAATCGCATTCAGATGATCCTGCAACTCGAAATACCGCAGATCGCCAAGCAATATGCATGGCTCTTCCTTGCCCAAAACAATATGGGTAATCGCGGGCATTTCGATGGTGACCGTAACCGGCAATACACCGGCCTGTTAGGCGAGATATGCTTTAAGAAACTGATCACCGGCTATTGGCCCACGCTCAAAGGGGGGTATGATGGCGGGTTTGACATCGAACTGGACGGTCTGAAGGCGGATGTGAAGACAATGGGCCGGAAGGTTCCGGTAGCCCCAGACTTCGTTCACAATTTTGTACTGGCACAAGCGCATCTGGATGCCGAGGTGCTGATTTTCCAATCGCTCATCAAGGACTCATCCACGCTGGAGGTCTGCGGGTGGATATCGAAGGAGGATGCGCTGGCCTTTGGCACTGAATATCCGAAGGGTACAATACGGAGCCGTAGGGACGGTTCTACGTTTGAATTACAAGCAGCACTGCTGGAGGTCGAGCAACGCTTCCTGAACCCCTTCAGGGGCCATTTAGCGTTCAATCTGGAGTCCAGTCAGCTATCGGGGCCGCTATTCGCCCCTGCACAAATATGAGCCTATTAAACCATGCCGCAGTCACCAAAGAGGTGATGCAGACCGCTAACCGATACAAGAAGGGCGTGAGCCAGATATCCAGGGATTGGAAGGATGAGCTTGAGCAGGATGTGCGCCTATTAATTTTCAGAAAAGTAATGGCCCATGAGAGGGGCAAAACATTGAAAGTAAAATGATATGAAAGACAAAGATGAAAGACTGTTTCAATTCCCATTCTATCCAGAATCATTCCTAGTCTCAACCATGCTGATGAGTCCGGCGGAGGTAGGCGCGTACATGAGACTGCTCTGCCATTCATGGCTGGACGACGGGATTCCGATGAAAAGCAAATCACATTTGGCGCGTTTGGCGGGCGTTTCTACATCAAAACTGGAACAAATTCTGCCCAAATTCTACATAGACGATGAAAATCGTGTTCGCCACCATCGGCTTGAGGAGGTTCGAAAATCGGTCACCGACCTTCGGGAAAAGCGCAGAAAAGCAGGTGCATTAGGAGGTAAGGCAAGTAAGCAAAGCTATAGCAATGCTGTAGCAAACAGGCAGCAAAAAAGCAGCAATCGTCCACCTAGTAAAACAAAACAAAATAAAACAAAATATACCCCCCTTAATCCCCCCAGCAAATTGTCCACCGCTGACAAGATCGCATTGGAGCGCGAGCGGGATGCCATTGCCGAGGAAATCAAAGATGTCTACCGGAAGGCGGGCAGGGACGCGATGGGCAGTGTGATCAGTTGGGGCAAGCCGGATGATCCGGAGCGCGTCCGGCATTTGCGCGAGCAGGAGCAGATGATCAAGGACAGGCTTCGCGACAACGTGCTATGCATCGCGAGTGATGAACCGGCCAATGGTCACATCCCCGATGCCATTTCAATCCTAGCAGCAGAAAAGACACTCTGATGCGCGTACAGGCGTAGCCCGTAATGGCCCGTAAATGGGCCTACAAGCCATTTTGATAACAGAACAGCATGATGAGGGCGGGCAGGGTAGTAAAAGGTGTTAAAACGTAAAAGGGCCGGAAGGCAATTTCTACCCTCCGGCCCGTGTGACTGAATCAAACAGGCTAGGACTTCCCGTCTAATTCATTAATTTTCCTAAAATATTCTGCGACTCTTATATATCCGGTTCGGGCCATGCCTATTTTCTTGTACATTCCTAAAAGTGAGTCTCCAATATTAATCAAAATCTCCATTTCTCGCATTTCTCGGTATTTATCGCGCATCGCGGTTAACTCGCGATCATGCTCTATTAGTTTTTCAAAATTATCGCGGTAGATTTCAATCCAGTAAAAA